CCGTGACCTTGCGGTCGCGGTGCGGTTTGTTGATGGCTTCACAGGCCGACCGATCCGGACCCAGTTTTCGGTGTCGATTCCCAAATTCACCGGGATCGATCCCCGTAATCTGGCGTCAATGTCAGCGAAATGGGTCGCGCTGTGGTCAGATGGCGACGCCACCTATCGGTTTTCACTGCCGAACCTGTCACTGGTAGGCGGCGCGGCACAGCTGCCGACCGGCACACTCGACCTATTGGTCACCACTACGGATGGTGTGAACCTCTATGCCGACCCACCGATCGCGCCGCCGCGCAGTCCCTATGCGGCGCTAATGCCGTTGCGAGTGACCATCCCACCCACTGCCGCGCATTCGCCCCCGGTGCTCGCGAGCGACTACCTAGTGGAGTTGCCGCTGTGGCCCACCGCTGCGTTCCGCGTGCCGGAAGGCGAGACCGCGGTGTCCGGGTGGGTGGTCAGTGCCGGCAGAAAGAATGTGGTCGGGCTGAAGCTCAAGCTGTTCGAGCCGAACACCGGACCGAGCGGCGAACCATGGGCAAGTACCGACGGCGCTGGCCAGTTTCTCTACCGATTGCCCAATCTGACCCGACCGGCGGGACCCAATTCGCAGGCGACGCTGGACGTCGAGATGGTCGATCAGGCGAGCGCGCCGTTGACCGTCGCACCAGCGACGCTGACGGTCCCGATCGGAAAACCAACAAGCCTCGTGCAACATATGGTGCCTTGAGAGGATTGTCGAAATGCCAGACTACCTTTCGCCGGGTGTGTATATCGAGGAGCTTCCGCCCGCATTGCAGGCGATCCAGGGCGTCAGTACGAGCATCGCCGGGTTTGTCGGCGCGGCACAACGTGGACCGGTGGCTGGGTTTCCTCCGCCGGCGGCAGTTCCCGGTTCCCCGCAGGCGCCCTCCGCATCCCTGGTGACGAGCTTTGCCGATTTCACGCGACAGTACAGTGCGCCGCTGCCATTGCCCGATCCGAACAACAATGCCTATCTCGCCTATGCGGTGAAGGGGTTCTTCGATAATGGCGGAGCCGTCTGTTATGTCTCGCGCGTCGTTGCCACCACTCAGGCCGGCGCTGCGAACCCCGCCACCTACAGTTCCGTGACCGTAGACCAAGGGACTGTTCTGTCACTCGCCCGATCGTTCACGGGCAAAGAAAATCCTCCTGTTCTCTACCTCAACTCGTTGCGAGGCATCAATACAGGGCCGAATTTAACCCTGTACAGCCGGTCAGGCGCCGTATCGCCGCAGCAATTGACGGTCGCCAGCTACGATTCGCGCGCCAAGAGCGTAACCTTGACGGCTCCGGCGCAGGTTGTTGCCGTAAGCGATGCCTACTTGATTCCCAGCGCTGCGCCACCAACCCCCGGTGGACCGACATTCTGGGCTCAGAATCCTGGCGCCTGGAGTACGTCGCTGTCGGTCTTGATTACCCCCTCGGACCGCCCGGCGGTCACCGTGGTGACAGCGGGCGTTGGGAGTGCGCAGCAGATAACCGTCACAAACGCCGGAAGCTTCTATGTCGGCGCGAGCATCGAAATCGACAGTCAGGGGGTTCGCACTTATCACGAGGTCCAGACGCTGCTTCCGGGTGGCGTGATACAATTGACTGCTCAAATCGGCAGGAATTTCGATGCGGCGACCCTGGTTCGGGTCGTGGAGATCGATATCACGATCAGCGATCCGACCGCGACTGTCGCCACCTCCGAGACTTACACTGGCCTCGCCTGGAACCCGGATGCCGGCGCCCAACGATACTACGCGGCCGTCATCAATGCCGCGTCGAACCTCGTCTATGTTCAGCCGCCGGCAGGCGAATCGGCGCAGATCACGACGCCGCCTACCACGGCAAACGGCTTTGCAAGCTCGCCGCTGATCTTGCAACAAGCTAGGGGCGCCGCAACGAGCGCTGTCGCCGTCGCGGTTGTCGCGATAAATGGCCTGGTGGCTGCCGTCCAGGCAGTCGCGGCAGCACCGGCCCTCCCCTTGGCCGCGGCGGACCCACTGATTGCTGCGATAAATGCGGCGAACCAGGCCGTGACCAACGCCACCGCAAATCTACAGTCGCCAGCGCTCCCCGCGAATGCCATCACCGTAGGCCAGCAAGCGACCGCAGCGGTGACAGCGGCGCGAGCTGCCGTTGCCGCCGCGACAGCGGCGGGCGCCACCGCCGCTACCGTGACCCCGCATCTGCAAGTGGCCGAGGATGCGCAGGCGGCAGCCGCCGCGGCCCAGACGGCGCTCGGCGCCGTGCCGGCCGCCGGCACGCTGGGCTCGGACGGCGCCCCGCCGCAGGACGGCGACTATGTGGGCATCGATGACGGGCCTGGTGCCCGTACGGGGATTCAGGCACTAGTAGATATCGAGTATGTCAGCATCATTGCCGCACCGGGGCGGACGAGCGTGACCGTGCAGGCCGCGCTGATCGATCAATGCCAATTGCTGCAATATCGCTTCGCTGTGCTCGACGGAAAGAGCTACCCCAACGGCCTCCAGGTGAACGACGTTCTTGCCCAACGCGACAACTACGACACGTCTTATGCCGCGCTCTACGTGCCCTGGCTCCAGATCACGTTGAACAACCAGAATGTCTACATCCCGCCATCGGGGCACGTTGTCGGCGTCTACGCCGGCACGGACAATTCGCGCGGGGTGTGGAAGGCGCCGGCCAATGTGGTCGTGCAGAATATAACAGGCCTGCAGTCCTACATCGTCACCGGTGAGCAGGACATACTCAACCCTGCCGGCGTGGACTGCATCCGTCGCTTTGACCAGCTCGGTATACGCGTCTGGGGTGCCCGCACGATATCCAGCGATGACAGCCTGATGTACGTCAATGTCCGCCGGACGCTAATCTTTCTGGAAGCCTCGATCGATCAGGGTACGCAATGGGTGGTGTTCGAACCGAACGACCCCGACACCTGGGGCCGGGTGGTCGACAGCGTAACTGCATTCCTCATGACGCAGTGGACCAACGGCGCGCTGTTCGGCGACAAGCCGAGCGACGCGTTCTTTGTCCGGTGTGACCTGACGACAATGACCGCCGACGACATCCAGAACGGCCGGCTGATCTGCCTGATCGGTGTCGCGATCGTCAGGCCGGCGGAATTCGTCATCTTCCGCATCGAACAGATCACAGGTCTTGCTACTACTCAATAGGTGAGCCATGGCCACGGAACGACCAAACAAGAATCCGTACTCGAACTTTAACTTCACCGTCTCGATCGACGGCAACGTGACAGCGGCCTTTCAGGAGGTGTCGGGCCTGGACAGCGAGAACACGCCAATCGAGTATCGCGAAGGCGGGGATGCCTTCAATACCGTCCGCAAACTGCCAGGTATCGAGAAATACCCCCCTGATGCTCAAACGCGGGCTCACGGGCACCTTGGCGCTCTGGCAGTTTCGCCAGGAGGTGCGTGACGGGGGCACGGCGTTCCCACCCGTCCACAATGTGGTCATCCAACTGCAGGACGAACAGCACCGCAACGTCTACAAATGGACGCTGACGAATGCCTGGTGCACGAAGCTGAGTGGTCCATCGCTCAAGGGTCAAGGCAACGAGATCGCCATCGAGACGATGGAATGGGCCTATGACCGGATCGATATCTCCTAGCTTTCAGGCGTCGGCCTACCGGGTTCCGGGGGTCTACGCGGCAGCCCAGCCGCGCATGCCACTTGCCCTGCCTTTGCGGACCGATGTCGCCGGTTTCATCGGGTTCGAGCCGCGCGTCAGAGACTCGGTGCCGGCGTCGGGTCTCACCGGCACTCCGCCCGTTGGGCATGCCTTCTTCGTCGATGTCAGCGCATTGCAGCTCAACCTTGGCGGCCAGAAGGTGAGCGTGCCCGCCACCCCACGCTTGCTGTTGTCGCAGGACCCAGCCTCGCTTCTGCTGGACGACGGCCAGAGCATCGTGTACGCCGTTGTCGTCGCGACCCAGTTTGCGCAAGTGTCGTTGATTGTGGTCCCCGGCCTGGCGGCCGCGACCGGCACCGAGCCGGCTCCCACGGATAGCATGGTTGCCGCGGCAGTCCAAGCGGCCTTCGGCGCGGCCGGCTCCCCTCTCTGGGTTCGGCTTGCAGACGTTACCGTGCGCCGCACCGGCGCAGCGATCGCGCTGGTGGTTATCCCCGCTTTGCGGGTTACACGGTGCGACGATTGGAACGATTACATCGCTGCATTTGGAATACCACGCGATGACGGTACCGTTCTGGGACGGGCAGCGCGAGCCTTCTTCGCCAATGGCGGCAGCCGCTGCTATGTCAGCACCGTCCGGCGCCCGGCCTTTGACGACCCGATCGAGATCGCTGCGGCCGGCGCCGAAATGGTCGGCGTCCAAGGATCGGGCGAATTCGCTGCGACCGGGCTCGAGCGGCTGATGCTGGTGGAAGAAGTCAGTTTTGTCGACGCCCCGGACCTGCATGCGCGCGTCACCACTCCGCAGACGCGCGTCATTCAATTACCGCTCCTGGTGCAAACTCCCCGTTTCCGGCCTTGCCCAACCAGGCTGGCGCCCCCTGTCGTCCAGCAGGCATCCGGGGTGGAGGACCTGGGTCCCCCCCTGTTCCCCGCCGACCTGACGTCTTCTGATCCATGGAGCGATCCGTTTCTAGGTTTGCAGTTGCAGATGACCGCCCGGTGCATGGCCGAGCCTTGGCGAATTGAGCTGCTACTGTCGCCGCCGCTGACGCTCGACGGCGACAACTACCTGACACCCGATGCGGCGTCAGCCGGGGCGTGGCGCGGCATCTTCGATAGCCAACTCAAAAGCGGCTTGCTGGGCAGTTCGTATCCCGGGACTGCGTCTTATTGGGCCGCCTGTGTCGCGCTCTATTTTCCTTGGCTGGTGATCCAGGAGGTCGCCGGCGTTCCCACCTACGATCTCCCGCCGGCGTCGCTCGCCGCCGGCGTGATTGCGCGCCGCGACCTTGCCCGTGGGCCCGCAATAGCGCCGGCCAACGAAACGCTGAACACCGTCGTCGGGGTCGCACGGCCAATCGACGACACCATCGACTCGGCGCTCTATTCACCGGACCCCGACGCCAACGGTAATGCCGTTCCGGCCGTCAACATCATCCGGCCGTTCGCCGGCTATGGAATTCAGGTTTGGGGCGCGCGCACGCTTTCGACCGACCCCTGGATGCAGTTCCTCAATGTCAGGCGGGCAATGTCCGCGATCGAGCGCCGCTGCAAGGCCGCCCTGGATGTGCTGGTGTTCGAGCCGAACACGCCCTTTCTGTGGGCGCAGATTACCCAGAGCGTCGTCGGGGTGTTGCTGGCGATATTCAACTCGGGCGGATTGCGCGGTGCCCAACCCAGCGAGGCCTTCTATGTCCGGTGCGACGCCAGCGTGAACACGCCCGACACGATCGCGGAAGGACAAGTGATCTGCGAAGTCGGGGTGGCTGTCGCCGCGCCTGCGGAGTTCATCGTCTTCCGTCTCGGCCGGCAGGAAGGCGTCGTGCAGGTCATCGAGTGAACAAGGGCAGAATAGATGGCGCTGATCAACCCTGTCCCCGTCTTCGACTTCACGGTGGTCTTCATGAATGCACCGCCGCCGCTCGGCTCGAGCTCGGGCCTCGGTGCGGTGGCAGGGGCGGTGGTGTCGGCCGCCGTATCGGTTGCGACATCGGCACTGACCGGCACCTTTGCGGAAGTCAGCGGCCTCAATGCCGAGATGGAGACCGAGGAATATCGTGAAGGCGGCCTCAACACTGGACCGCACAAATTCATCAAATGAGGCAAATACCCCAACCTCGTGTTCAAGCGCGGCGTCACGCTAAACACCGATCTGTGGGACTGGCACTATCAAACGTTGTATGGCAGCCAACCCGTCGTCCGCAGAAACGGGATCATCGTCCTGACGGATCGTACGGCGAGCGTGGCAGGGCTGCCTGGGCTGCCGCCGATCCCCGGGCTGGCCGGGCTGAGCCGGTCCCCGATCGCGGTCTGGTTGTTCAACAACGGCCTGCCGGAAAAGCTGCAAGGACCGGGTTTGAATGCAAAGACCAACGAGATCGCCATCGAAACGCTGGAGGTCGCCCACGAGGGGCTGACCCGTTTGGGTGCGGCCGGGATATCGGGTGTCGGCGAGTTCGCAGCGTCGATCGGCGTGTGAGACCTCTTCCGGAAAGAAGCAACTACAATGGCCCTGCTAAAAGCAAAGCTCTGGAACGTGTCGGTCAATCCGCCAACGTCCATCGACGTAATGTTCAATCCGACGGATTACGGCATCGACCGTGGCGCAAGCTACGCCGAGCTCGACGTGCTGGGACTGGATACGCCGATTCTCCAGTTCCTCCGAGGGGAGGCGCAGACGCTCAGCCTCACCCTGTTTCTCGACGGCTCTGACGGACGCCAGCCGGTGACGGACACCCTCGACGCGTTGCGGGCTTTCGTGACGATCGACGGCGAACTGCACGCCCCGCCGATCTGCCTGTTCCAGTGGGGCGACCAAAGCTTCCAGGGGGTCGTGACCACTCTCAAGGAGAAGTTCTCGCTGTTCGATTCCGACGGGAACGTTGTGCGGGCGACGGTGACGCTGTCGCTGAAATCCTATGTGCCGGCCGATGTTCAGATACGCGCCATCAAGGCAAGCAGTCCGGATCGCACCAGAGTTCGCACGGTGAGGGATGGCGAGACGCTGGCCCAACTGGCCTACGAGGCCTACGGCCAGCCGGGGCTTTGGCGCCCGATCGCGACAGCCAACGGCATCGAGCGGCCGCGGTTCATTCAGACGGGCCAGACGCTGATGATCCCGGCGCTTTAATCCAGAGATCGGAAAGGCGATCGCCATGCCCGTCCATATAGAACATGTCCAGACTGATCTGGACGTGCGGCCGCCAGAGGCTGGTGCAGGTCCGCGAGGCGGTGCGTTGGCACCCGGGATGAATGGCATCGATCATGCCATGTTCGAGCGGCTGCGACCGCTAGTCCTGTTGATCCTGCAGGAAGAGCTGGAGCGTCTCCGCCGGCAGCAGGGATGACCTGAGATGAGCCTGGTCGGCGTCCCAAAATCCGTTGTCAGCACTTATTTCGTCCCGGGATTTCGGGTCACCAAGTTGCCTGCCACGGTGAATTCGGCCGCGCAACCTGGCACTGCCCTGCCAGACGATATTATCGGCGACGTGGTCCAGGCGGAGGTCACGCGCGTCTGCAGCGGGGCGTCGCAATTCTCCTTCACGCTAAACAACTATATCGCCACGACGACGTCGACCTCTGCATCGAAGGGTGCTGGTGGTGCGACAGTCCTGACGCCGACCTCGCTTTCCGGCGGCACACAACCAGGCTATCCACCCTGGAAGTATAATGATTTCAGTCTTATTGCTTTTGGCGACCGGCTGCGGATCGACATGCAGGATTGGCGCGATCCTTCAACCGAACGACGGCTTTCCAATACTGCTACATATGATAAGACCTGGGTTCCGATGGTTTCGGGACCGGTCACCGATATGCGGTTCGAGTTCTCGAGCGGCTCGGGCGCGAGGGTCACAGTTTCGGGGGAGGACGACCTCAGTCAACTCAAGGACCGCTACTGCACCCGCAAGGAGTTTCCCGAGGTCCCCGAGCGCCAGATAGTCAATGAGGTTCTGAAGCTCGCCAAATTCCCGCTGACTTCGGTTGCCGACCCCCAGGTCCCGTGGCCTTCTTTCGCGGATTACGGGGGCCAAGGAATCGCCGAATCGATTACCGATGGTCAGTCTTATCTGGATTTCCTGCAGAAGCTTGCCGATCGGCTCGATTGCGAGATATTCCTTGAGTTCTCTGACCTGACCGTTGCAACCTCGGCGTTGGAGTTTCATTTCGAGGTATCGCGCTGCCGCGTAACGCCGAATCAATCGGCGGGTGATATCTTCATCTTAAACCGCGAGCGCAATCTGATCGAGTTCAGCCCTTCTATAAAGGTTGTGGACCAGCCGTCGAATGCGGAAGTCAAAGGGCGCGACCGCGATCGGAACAATCCGAGTATGGTGACCGGTACAGCCGATCCGAAAACCGATCCGACCCTGTTGCAAGACGAGCTGCACCCGGACGATTCTAATAGTCCGCCGCAAGCCCTGGTTTCCGGACCTCTGGTCCGAGCACACTTCTTCCCGAACCGCATCAACAACTGCGCAAGCGATCCAAACGTCCCCAACATGGACCAGGCGCGGGCCACGGTGCTCGCCCAGGCGCAACTGCGCCGTAAGGCTCGGGAGTTTTTTACGATCGAAGGAACGACGATCGGGCTGCCGCGACTTCGGCCCGGCAACTTTGTTCAGATCAAAGGAATGCGCCCGCCATTCGACGGATTCTACTACGTTACCAAGACGGTGCACAGCTACGGCGCCGACGGCATGCGAACCAAGTTCAGCGCACGGCGGCCGGGAATGGTGCTACCACCCTATTAGGAGACATGAGCCATGGAAGCACTGCACGCGTTGATGGCGCCGCAGACCGAGCAATCTCGTAAGCGGCTGGTACAGGGGCTCGTCACTGCCAAGGTCCGCGGCCGCGGGGATGACGGCCTCTACCTGCTTGATTATCTGACGATGGGATCGGGCGAGGCTTCGGCGCCGGCGCGGGTGATGATGCCGATGGCGGGCGGCAATCGGGGCACTTACTTCTTTCCCGAGGTGGGAGACGAGGTCGTAGTCGCATTCGAGTCCGGTGATACCAACCTGCCGGTTATCCTCGGGGCGGTTTGGAACAAGAACGACCCGCCACCACCCCCCGTTCAAACGCAGCCCGCATCGCAGAACAACATTCGCACCATCGTCTCGAAGAGCGGTCACGAGCTGACCTTTGATGACACGTCCGGCGCGCAGAAGGTCACCGTCAAGACGCAAGGCGGGCACAGTCTGGTGTTGGACGATACACCGCCGGGGAGCGTGACGCTCAAATCGTTGACCGGTATGACCTTGGTCATGGACGCCACCTCAATCTCGATGAATTCAGCGTCGGGCTCATCCGTGACGTTGAATCCTGCGGGTATCATGCTGAGCACCCCATTTGCGATTACAATGACGGCAGACTTAGGAATCACTCTGACTGGGACTGCCGGCCCGATTGCACTCACCGCCCCCGCCGGGATTGCTCTGGTAACAGACGGCACCCCTTGGCCCGCTGACTTGGTGGCTATCACATAGAACGCCCAAGCGTGTCAGAACTTTGCGCCGCGGATAAGGCGGATAGATCATGACAGACAGTAACCCTAAAGCCTATCTCGGTGTCGGATGGGCTTTCCCGATCAAGCCGGTCAGTGGCCGGTTGGCGTTCGCCTTCTACGAAGACGATGTCGAGCGGGCCGTGCCCATTATCCTGATGACCGAGCCCGGCGAACGGCAGATGCTGCCCGATTTCGGCGCGGGCCTGCGGCGCTTTGTGTTCGAGCCAAGCACGGCCGCGACCTGCCGTGCAATCGAGCAAGTCGTGCAGCAGGCGCTGACCGACTGGGAGCCGCGAATAAACGTCGAGTCCGTTACGGTCGCCCCCGACAGCACCGAGCAGAACCTCCTGCTGATCGACATCGATTTCGTGATCCGCGCGACCAACACCTCCTACAACCGCGTCTACCCGTTCTATCTGCAGCAGACGGGGCAATGACCGATGCCGATCACGTCGCCTCAGCTGGATGACCTGACCTATGACCGGATTGTCACGGAGCTGATCCGGCGCATTCCGGTCTACAGTCCCGAATGGACAGATTTCAACGATAGCGACCCCGGCATCACGCTGATCCAGCTCTTCGCCTACCTGACAGAAATGGTCGGCTACCGGCTCAACCAGGTTCCTCAGAAGAGCCAGGTCAACTTGCTGCAGTTGCTGGGCGTGACGCTAAACCCCGCTACCACCGCCTCCACGCAGCTCGCACTATTGTTGACCGACCCGACAAAGCTGGCCGCCTACACCTTGGCCAAGGGTGCCTCGGTGACGGCCAGCACCGGATCGCCACCGCCGGCATTCGAGACCGAACAGGATGTTCCGATCGTGCCTATCGAGCCAGCGGTGATGGCAACAACGAAAAACCGCGACATTCGTAGGCCCTGGTATCCGCCCGAGCATCCGAGGGACAGGACAGCGTCCGATTACCTGACCGTCGTATGGGATGGTCAATCTCCAAAGCTCAAGGACATGCCGCTGGCGCCGGTAGTATTGGCGCCGACCCCGAGTCAGCGCCATCTCTGGATTGGAATCAACTTGAACGGCGATCCCAGCGCCGGCGCGCTCGGCGCTCGTGTTCAGTTGACGTTCCAGTTCGACGCCGACGAGCAACCTTCATCCAGTGGAGCGGTCAGATCCGGCTTGAAACAGGCCGCGGCACAACACGGCAACCAGATAGACTGGCTCTGGTACTACGACGCGATCAAAAAGGAGGTTATACGGGTTCCAGGTCGGATCGATGACTCTACGAATCGACTGGCAAATTCGGGTGCACTGACATTCACCATGCCCTCAACCATCGGGCCGATACCAGCCGTGGAGTTTCCACCGCTCTTTGAACCACAAGACCCATCGGCCCGTACGATCTACGCGCGCAACCTGCGGACCGCGATGAGCGGCTTACCACCGCCCCCATCACCTGTCACGGCAGCTTGGGTCACACAATATACCGGCGCGATCACGAAAGCCTTGGATGACACTGTTGACGCAGTCAACCATGAGCCCCCTGGCGTGCCGAACCCTTTGGACCCGAAGTTTTATGGTACCATGGGCTGGCTCTGTATCGATCTGAACGTCGCGCCCGGTGCGCTTCCGCGCGATACTTCCAAGCTCAGAATCGCGACCTTCAATGCGGTTGGTGCAACAAATTCGACCACTGTGCAAACGAGATCCTCGGCGTTACCGATGGTACGCCTGGCCAGACCTACCAATTGGCCAATGGCAACATTCAACCCGGAACATTGTCGCTGGCGGTCCAGGAGGCGCCGGCGAACAGCAATTCGCCGCTGGTGCCGTGGACGGCAGTGGCCAGCCTCGATGCCTACGGACCGTTCGACAGCGTCTATGTGCTCGATGCGGAAGTGGGGTCGGTCACGTTCGGAGACGGGATCAACGGCCGTATTCCGCCACTGGTGCCGCAAGGCGGCAATATCGTTGCGCTCAGCTATGTATGGGGCGGCGGCGCGGCCGGCAATGTCGCCGTGGGTGCGGTTACGGTCCTGAACTCGCCAGCGCCGGGCATAGCAAGCGCGGTCAACTATGTTGAGGCAACCGGCGGGAGCGACGCCGAGACCCAGGACCAGGCCACGACCCGCGCCGGCAAGACCCTGTCGACCGGCTCACGAGCTGTCAGCACCGATGACTTCGCCTGGATGGCAATGCAGACCCCGGGGGTGCAAGTGGCTCGAGCACAGGTGGTGCCGTTGCGCAAGCCGGTAGACCAGACCTCGCCGGTACAAGCGGTGACGGCGACTGGCTTGGCTGCGCAGGTACCGGCGGGCCCCGCTGGGCTCGCTGACAACGACACTCCGGGAGCCGTCTCGGTAATCGTGGTGCCGCAGCAGAGCGGTCCCGAACCGACGCCGTCGGCGGCGTTCTTGAACACCGTTTCGCAATACCTCGATCCGCAACGTCTGATCACGACCGAGGTCTATGTCGTGCCCCCGCAATACCTGCGGCTCTACAACATGCGCGTCAGCGTCGCTGGCCGGCCGGGATATACCCGGGCCCAACTGCAGTCTTCAGTCTCGGCACAGCTGGCCGGATACCTGCACGTTCTGACGGGCGGCGACGGCAGCGGCTTCCCGTTCGGGGGCGAGCTGCACGTTGCCGCGCTGATTGCCCAAATTTATCGAGCTGACGGCGTTGCCCGGGTCGATACCGTCACGGCCGACTTTGTGCGGACGCGGTCCACCGCCAATCCGCGCCAGGGATCCCTGGCGCTGGCGCCCGCCGCAGCCAGCACGACTCAGTACAATTCGTTGAGCCTAGCGCCGGAAGAAAGCGTGAGCTTTGAGGCCGCTAGCTTTGTCTTGAGCACGGTGGTCTGATCCGATGACCGCGCGCGACGCCAACAACGCCACCTGGTACATCCTACGCTACGCGTCGGATTTCACGCAGCGCGTTGCGACGGCGAGCGATCCGACGCCACCGCAGTTCGTTCCGCCCGACGCACCGGCGCTTGTCTATGACGATTCGCGTCACGTGCTGGAGTTGATGCCGGCGAAGCCACCGCAGGAGGTGGCGCCACCACCCGGCCTGGCCGTGGGGGTGGATGGGGAGATCTACCGCGTCGATCCGGTGGGCTACCGTTTACTGGTGCGCCATTGCGACGGCACCGAGGTGCCATTGCTGTGCGAGCCTGGGATCGTGCGCGCACCCGCCGGCCTGGCTCTGGATCGGCGCGGCTTTCTCTATGTCGCCGACCCTGCCGCGAGGCGGGTGATCGTCCTACGGCCCGATGACGCCTCCAGTGTGGCGATCCTCAGTGAGGGGCTGAGCGATCCCGTCGATGTCGCAGTCGCACCCGGCGGGCAGATTTATATTGCCGACCGCGCGGCGGGCCGCATCGTCCGCTACAGTGCCGGGTTTGCGCATCTCGAGGATTTTGTCGCGCAAGGCCCGGGCAGGCTGCCGGCGCAACCGCGACCGATCGCGGTCATGGTCGATGCCGACGGCTCGCTGCTGGTCGCCGACGGCAACTATCCCTGGCTGTTGCGATTCAGCCCGACCGGGGCTCCGCTCGGGGACGTGTCGCTGCCGGCGCTGGTCGAGCCGCTGAAAGCGCAAAACATTTCGCTCGACAACCTCGCCTCGCTGCTGGCCGGCCCTGCGGCTCGTTTCGTCGCGGGCTCTTGCGCGCCGCCTTTCCCAAAAAATGATGGTGGGGTGACGCTCGCACGCATCCATCGCGACATCAGATTGCTGGAGCTAAGGCTGAACCACAGCTTTGTCCTGCGGGGAATTTTCCTTTCCGCCGCATTGGACGGTGGCGTGCCGGGCACGATCTGGCACAAGCTCATTGTCGACGCGGCATTGCCGGCAGGCAGTTGGATCACCCTCGAGACGGCGACCGCCGATACCACTGCTGCCCTGGCCGGCCCCAATCTGTCCTGGGCATCCGCGCAAAGCGGCGGTGCGCCGATCCCCTTCAACCCCGAGCTTCCCGACCAGCTCGTGCAGTCGCCTCCGGGCCGCTATCTACGGCTGCGCATCACCCTTGGTGCAGATGGGCAGGAGACGCCCAGCCTGCGCTTTCTAAAAGTGCTCTATCCCAGGATCAGCTATCTCGACTTATTGCCGCGCATCTACCAGCGCGATGCCGAATCGGCGCTGTTCCTGCAGCACTACCTGGCGCTGTTCGAGCATGTGCTAACCGGGATCGAGGACCGGTACGATGCGTTCTCGAGCCAGCTCGATCCCGCCGCTGCGCCGGCGGAGGTGGTCGACTGGCTGGCACTGCTAATGGACTTGAGCTTTGATCCGTCCTGGCCGTTACCGCAGCGCCGGGCGCTCGTTGGCGAGGCGGTCGCACTGTGCCGGCGCCGCGGCACGGTCGCCGGACTTGCGCGCTTTATCGAGATCTATACCGGCACTGCGCCGCTCATTCTGGAAGGGTTCTGCTGCCGGCCGAGCCAGCCCGCCTTTCTCGGGGTCGGACGCAGTTTCCTTGGCTGTAGCATCTGTCTGTCGCCATCGTCGCCGACCGAGGCGCCGGAGGTATCGCTTCCGGCCGCGTACGCGCATCGCTTCACGGTGCTGCTTTATCTATGCGACGAGTGCGAGGCAGAGACAGTCCTGCCGGTGGTCGAGCGGATCATCGCCATGAACAAGCCGGCGCACACCGTGCACACCCTCGTCGCAGTATATCCGGATGCGCGGGTTGGTCTGCAGAGCACCGTCGGGATCGACTACGTGATCGGTGGCGGGACGGCCCCGCACACGAGGCTGCTCGAGCCACGACACCGCGAGGTCCGGCCGGACGCGCTGGGGATCAACACGGTGCTGGGAGACGGTCGGCCGGGATAGACCCGTCCGGTCACCCAGGTTTTGTAGCGCTCCTTGGTGACAACGGAGAACCTCATGCAATCCACCAGCACCGCGGTCGATCGCACGCATGACCACACAGTCTACGGCTGCGATGACGAGCACGCCAAATGCTGTGTGCCCGGCGAGTTCACACGCCTTCGCTATGCTTACGGCCTGCGGCTCGGCGCGGTCGAATTATCCGACGAGCAGAGCTACCTGGTCGGCAAGCACAGGTTCCACAATGCCCGGTGCCATGGTCCGGGTGTGCTCTGCGGTTTGCGGGTGGGCCGCTTTGTCTGGCCGCAAGGCGCATCGGAGGACGCGCGCTCGACGATGCTGCGGGTGTGGCGGGGTGCGGCAATGGACGGATGTGGGCGGGAAGTTCTCGTGCCATGCGACCAGTGCATCGACGTAGCAGCGTGGTTCGCCGAGACCCGCGGCGAGCTCAAGCTGGATCACAAGCCGCCCCGGCTGAAAATCTGGGTGGGGCTGCGCTACCGCGAATGCCCGAGCGATCCCACAGTGGTCCCCCGCGATCCGTGTGGCTGCGATAGCGGCGGCTGCGCCTATACCCGGGTCCGCGAGGGTTTCGAGCTGCGCCTGTTCGCCGGCGAGCCGCTGCCCTGCAGAACCGACGTGTTTCCGCCGGCCCATGCTTTACGTGCCGCATTGTCCCGGGAGGGGATGCCAGCCGCCGAGCAGCGCGGCGAGGAATTGCTCGAACGGATCGAGCGGCTCGTCGCGGAACCCTGTCCGGAGCCCTGCGACGACGACTGGCTCTGCCTTGCAACGCTCGAGGCCATCCTGGATTGCGAAGCCGCGGCCGGGCCAATTGTGGTCGATCTGAGGGTGCCGGAGGATGCCGATCGCTGCCGGCCGATTGTGCTGTCAAGCACCGCTTTGCAGACAATGCTGCTCGATGTGGCCGACGCCGCCTCAGTGGCGGGATTGTTTGGTATCGGACCGACGATTTCCGGGCTTCGGTTCGAGGGGCATCGCGAGAGGGAAGAACGTCGCGAGAGGGAAGAACGCCGCGAGAGGCAAGAACGTCGCGAGAGGGAAGAACGTCGCGAGAGAGAAGGATATCGCGAGA